ACTGCTGAATCTGATAGTATTCAAATTGGACCACAAGTCCATCCTACCATAACTAAACGCAAGTTAGCTAAAGAGAAATTTGAGGCTAGTGTAAATAGAACAAAGATAATGGAAAGAAATAAACTTAAATCATCCAATACAACAGTTAATATTTCATCTACATATTTTCACAGTCTATCTACTAGAATTAAAACTTTTATATGTATACTTTACACTATAGTTTGTCTCTATATAAGTAGTCATTCTATACCCATATTCATATTAATGTGTTTTATCCAATTGTGTTTATTAACAATTTTTTATCAATATTTACAATGGGTTACACTTAATGAGGATTATGTCTTAACACGTAGACAACTGAGCCTAATAACTGATTCCATTATACTTTATAGAAATATAACTTGCTCCAATTTTGTAACTAGTACGTGTAATATATTTACTAATGTTAGTTTATTATCTTATTTATATGTTAAAACTTTCTTTATTAAAGATGAAAGATATAATGCTGTTAAATGGAAAGTTCTTTCTAATAAAATAGCTTCTTCAGTACCACCATTATTATTAATAGTTATTATCAGTGCCGCTTCGGCTAAGATGTTACTTCTTAGTTATAAGGTTGCTAAGAGTGTCTTATCTGAAGGAATATCACAAAAAGGAAATTACAATGCTGAAAATATCTATAGAACTGTTTGTGACAATGAAAAGCAATCATGCTGTATATTCCCATTACCTTCTAAGAAAAGGAATACTGATATGGATTATGATGAAGTAGAAAATATTACACCTATAATAGTAGGTAATGAACGTAATTATAATAAAATAGAAGAATTACATGCAACTATACAATCTAATGTACGTTATGCTCGTATTCGTTTTACCAATGATAGTAGTACAACTACTAAAATACTTGGTATATGCAATGATTATGCATTAGTTAATATTCATTGTATTAAAAGCGAAATATATAGTATACATCTTTCTACTTCCAGAGATATTGCCTCAGGTATAGTCAAAGCTAACTTGAAACATCAAGATTTCAAAAAAGTAGGAGAAGACATATTCTTAGTTAGAATAATTGGAACCTTCTTCAAAGATATAACTTTTGCTATTGCCGACATTAAGGATAGTTTCGTTAATCTTGATGGAATGTTTATGAATAAGAAGATTATTGTTAAACAAGTTCGTGAAGAAATTCTTCCAGTTAATGCTAAGGAAATGTCAGTTACGTATCCATTTAAATATATATTTCCAGAACATGCTGCAGGTGATTGCGGTAGTCCTTTATTAGCTACATATGGATATAAAACTTTTTTAGTTGGTATCCATTGTGCAGGTACTAATGAATATGGTTATGCCTGTAAAATAAATAAACAACAATTTGATGATGCTCTCAAAGAATATCAATCAACTAATATTTTAATTGATATCACTTCCGAAGGTAGTTTTAGATTAAAAGATGAAGGAACTATAGTCAACGTTTCTCCACGTAGTCCACTAGTATATGAAGATATTCCATCATTATTAGTTTATGGTAATATTAGTAACTACTCTCCTATTTCACCTAAAAGTACTTTAACTAAAAGTATTTTGTTTAATCACGTTGACGAATTAATTGATGTCTCTCCACTTGTAGATGGACATCCGAAATATTTAGCTCCTAAAATGAGATCTTTTAGAAGAGATGGTGTTTTCTATTCTCCTGAAAATAATTTCGTCAAAAAAGTAGGGGTTATAACTTCAGCTTTAGATAATTCTATTATGGAAAATGTTATTATAAGTACTACTTGTAATCTTCTTTATAAACTCAAAAAAGAGGGAATTACATCTCTCAATCCAGTTCCATTAGATATTGCTCAAAACGGTTTTCCAGAGAATTTCTATTATAGATCAATGAAAAATAGTACTTCTGGTGGATTTATGTTCACTGGTAAGAAAAGTAAATATATTGATTTTACTCCTAAAGATTTTAAGAAAGATGCTGTTACTCCTAAACCAGAAGTACTAATTCAAGTTCAGGAAATAATAGATT